CCTCTAGACGCGATCAGTCATATTGTCTGATGATTCGATTCTATGCCTCGTCACATCCTGTCCGTACCGGTAACGCGAGATCTACGGTTCGCCTTGGAAGCAGAAGCTTGGGCTCAACGCCTCACATTGGCCGCTTACGTGCGGCTCCTGCTCGAGCGCTCCAAAACTCCGGATGGCAAACTTCGGCCGAACGCCAGAATGCGGCCGCGCGGCAGACCGAAGTTATCGTGATGCATCGCAGCAATCACACCATAGTCAGATGCGACATTCGCACGTACTATCACAACAATAATTATTAACTATGCTATGCAATCTGTTGATATTGTTATAGATGCTGCGCTGCTATCGATTTAACCTTTTGCACATTATACGAAGTTGCATTGCGTCATAGCGCTTCGGCGTACTCAACCGCGCGCTTGAGCTCGACCGATCGGCCGGCGCCAGACTGAACGCCAGGCGCAATAGGTGGGCTCGATTTTGACCCCCGGGGAGCCCCCTTTTGCCAGGAAGTGGGACCCGATGTACCGGCCCCGCGCGCCGAAACTACACAGCCAAGGTACCACCTCTCATGCCCTATCCTAAGCCTTCCTATTGCCTCCTATGCACCTGTAGGCTATCCTTTGTGTCATGGCATCAGCGAGAAAGCAGGTTGTGACGTATGTGGACCCGGTGACGCACGAGTGGTTAATTGGGCGGGCGCGCGATGAGCACCGAAGTGTGTCGCAGTTTCTATCCCTGATGCTCAAGCGCTGGGCCGAGGATGAGCGATCGAAGGCGAGCGAGGAGGGGTGATGGCAGCGAGAATCTATCGAGTCACGAACAAACATAGCGGCGATGTGCAGCGCTACGTTCGCGCAAACACATTGAACGGAGCCATTCGCTCTTACGCCGACGAACTCTTCGAGGCCGCTCCCGTGACGACCGATGAGTTGTTTCAGGCGATGAACGCCGATGGGTTCAATGTACTGGACGCTGTAGCCCCTGAGCAGTTGGCGCTGGGGGGGGCTCGACCAATGAGTAAGGCGAAGGAGGTTGCATGAGCGGAGAAAGTTGCACGATCTCGATCCCTGCCGCGAATCCGCAGTTCGATGCGGCGTACATGCGCGGCTATGCCGAGGGGCAGAATGAAGTCGAGTTGCGAAAGATCGCCCTCGCGCATGCCGCAGATATTGCAAAGCTTCGTGATTACGCGATGGTCGTTCAGCTTGCGGACGAATACTTGGCCTTCCTCAAAGGTGGCAAGTCATGAGCGCTGACTGGGTGCCGACGGCTAAGCTGCGGTGGGTGAATCGGGCGGTAGGCGACACAGACCGCGGCCCGGGCCGCGGTCTGATTCCTCTGGAGTACGAGCGGGGTGCTCCAGGTTTGGTACAGCCAGGACGTGCCCGGCTACATGCGCCGCGACGCTGAGGGCGAGTGGAGGGATGTCGTCGTCGAGGAAGAAACGGCGCCGTGAGGGACTTCATGTGCTTTTTAGGGCTACACTTTTGGTGCGAAGATCCGGTGATTTGCGGGCTGATGGGTGGCGTTAGATGGTGGTTATCTGGTCTAGCTAGACATCTGTGCGGAAACCATAGCCGCTGTCTACACAATGATTTGCCCGACTAGCCCCCCGCGCGCTATCGTCCACGCATGGACGAGCCGCCCGTAGTTACCGACATCACCGAAGCCCCCAAGCGACGCGGGCGATTGACCGTGATGCCCCAACTGCCAGGACTCGCGCCCCAGGAGCGCAAGGACCTGGTGAGTTTCATGAAGGGGCGGTTGGAAGAGATCGAGCGCGACTACCAAGACAGGCTCGAACTCATCCGGTCAGGCTCCGAGCACCCCATCCCGATTTACGCGAAGCTCGTCCATAACCACGCCGCGATGGGGCAGACGGTGCCGCAGATTTGCAGATACCTTGGGATCTCCCGCCCCGTGCTCGAGCGCTGGTACTCGGAGGATTTGGAGTTGGGGGTGGCGTCCATCAATTTGCGGATCGCCTCGAATGTTGCGCGCAAGGCGCTCTCGGATGATCCGGACGCGGCGAAGATCGGCCTTGACTGGTTGGATAGGCGCGGCGGCGATGGGTGGAGGAAGTCGACGCAGAAGATTGAGGTTGAGGATCCGAAGGCCGCGCCTCTTCTCGATTTGACGCGCACGACATATGATGAACGCCAGGCTTTGAGGGCCATTCTCACGCGTGCCGCGAACCGCGCTGCACAAGGTGAGGAAGGTGAGGAGCTGCACCCGGATGAGATCGGTGGGGAGTGATTCCTTCTGATCTAAGCTCACTCGACCCGCGCGTCACGCTCCTCGACATAGACCGCGCCGACTTCGAAGAGAGTTTGTACCAGTTCTATAAAGCCGCGTGGCGCTTCATAGACCCAGCGCGTTGGATGGACTCGTGGGCAATCGATGCGATTTGCGAGCACTTGCAGGCCGTAGTAGACGGACAGATTACCAAGTTAATCATTAATTGCCCGCCAAGAATCGGCAAGTCCTCGTTGACCTCAGTTGCATTTCCTGCATGGACTTGGGCACAACCCAACCTCACGCATACCTCTGGTGCTGGCGTGCCATTTCTCTACGCTTCGTACTCTGACAAACTCTCGCTCCGTGATTCGGTCAAGTGTCGCCGCTTGATTGAGTCCCCTTGGTACTCATCGCTATGGAGTAGCCGTTTCCAGCTTGTTACCGACAACAACACGAAGTCGCGCTTTTCGAATGATCGCGGCGGTGAGCGCCTCATCACGAGTATCGGCTCAGGGGTCACGGGCGAGGGCGGCAATATCATTTGCGTCGATGATCCCAATGCGGCTAACGAGATCGAGAGCGAAGCGACTACTGAAACGACCCTCGATTGGTGGAAGACCACATTACCGACGAGGGCCAACAGTCAGGAACTCTCCGCGATCGTCATCATCCAACAGCGCCTCGCGGAGAATGACCTTACCGGACACATTCTTGAGACCGAAGCTGATGGCTGGTGCCATCTGTGCTTGCCAGCTAGGTATGAACCTGAACGAGCGTTCAGCACTCTGATAGGCTGGAAAGATCCGCGCACTGAGCCTAATCAGCTTTTGTGGCCAGAGCGCTTGAGTGATGATGCGCTCATTCGCCTTGAGAAGCGGATGGGCCCTTACATCTTTGCTGGACAGATGCAGCAGAGGCCAGAGCCAGCTGGCGGCGGAATTATTAAACGCGAATACTGGCAACTGTGGCCAAATAAAATATATCCGAAGACGATCAGTTTCGTACTCGCATGTCTAGATACCGCCTACACAGCCGAGGCACTGAATGACCCGAGCGGCATGGCCCTGTGGGGAGTTTTCACGGCGAGCGTTCTCGATGAAGCTCCGAGCAGAGTAATCCGCGCGACGGGACGCGGGACCGGAATAGGCAATGCGCCACTTTCGGACATGCCTGACCGATTGGATAACAAATATGATCCGCTCGGCACCTATGATCCGCGCGGCGTGCCAAAAGTTCTATTGATGCATAGTTGGGAAGAGCGTCTCGAACTGCATCAGCTGGTGCTCAAAGTCGGCGAGACGTGCAAGAAGTGGCAAGTCGATTTACTGCTGATCGAGAACAAGGCGAGTGGAATAAGCGTAGCGCAAGAGATGCGGCGCCTGTTTGGCAGCAGTGGATTTGGTGTGCAGCTGTTCGATCCGAAGAGTCAGGATAAGGTGGCGAGATTAATTTCGGTACAGCACTTATTCGCCGAGGGGCTCATCTACGCACCATCCGAGCAGTACCCGTGGGTAGAGAAATTCATCAAGCAGGTATCGATGTTTCCTAAGGGCGCTCACGATGAATTTGTTGACCTGACTTCGATGGGGCTTCGCTATCTGCGCGACAACGGTTTGATTCTTCGTGCGCCAGAGTATGAAGCTGAGCAAAAAGAGCGCAGTATCTACCGCGGCCGCGAGGAACCACTGTACTCTGTGTGATCCATGCCCTTAAACGACACCGCCAAGCGCATCATCCATCACGGCAACGCTAATCAGGTGTTGGCGCAGGTAACGCTCGACTTGATCTCCCGTCGCCAGCGCCCGTACCTATTTCGCGCCAAAGTTGTCGGCCAACCCCCTCACGCGTATATTCGCGTTTACGATGTGACCGGGTGGCACGAGGATGCAGCGGCCTTGAAAGCCTTGGATATTTTCAAAGAGGAAATGGCGAATCCACTGATTCGGTGGCTGACTTCCGGGGAAGGGGGGCGCTGATCCGGTGGGCCAGCGCAGCGTCAGTCCGAAGGGCGGCTTGCGTGAAAACCATAAGATCCGGTGGCCTAAGATCATGTCAGAGACGCAGCTAAACGCCTGGTACGAGCGAGTCGACAAGATCCGGCGCGGCGAGTCGGCGCCAGCACCGAAGCGCGCGTTTTTGACGGACGACTTACACCCGCGACTCAGGTTGGTACTTCCCTCGTGAGCGCCCAAGCCGGCCTCGGCGGCGCGAATATCCGCCTCGAAGGCCCGGATCGGCCGGATTTACCGCCAGCGGCCGAAGTGTCGGTCGAGATGGCGCCTCCAGGGGCCGACGCGCCAGAAGTTGACACCTCGGGCAACATCCTTCGCATCGCTCACGGCGACGGGTCGCTCACGGTTTCATTGAACGGGCAGCCTTTGGGGTCCTCGAAGGCCGCGAACGATGAGCCGCTCGCCTGGTTCGACAATATCGCGGATAAGATCACCGAGGACGCCCTCAACTCGATCACGGAAGATCTTCTGCGCGGCATCGAAGAGGATCTGCAGAGTCGGAAGGAATGGATAGACGATCGCGCCCTCGGCATGAAGCTCTTGGGTCTCAAGATCGAGTTGCCGAACACCCAAGGCGCGAGCGATGGCGCCCCCGTCGAGGGGATGAGTAAGGTGAGGCACCCGCTCTTCCTAGAAGCGGTGCTGCGTTTTCAGGCGAACGCGCGCTCCGAGCTCCTCCCTACGGACGGGCCGGTCAAAATCCGCAATGACTCGAACGATCCGTCAGCGAAAATGGATCAGGATGCGACCGCGCTCGAGCGCGACATGAACCATTACTTGACCACCCACGCGTCCGAGTATTACCCCGACACCGACCGAATGCTCTTCATGGTCGGATTCGGCGGTACTGGGTTCAAAAAGGTCTACTTTTGCCCGATCCGCTCGCGCCCCGTTTCTGAGTCAGTCGATGCGGATGACATCATTGTCAATCAATCGGCAACGGACTTAGGGAACGCTCAGCGCGTGACCCATCGCACGATGATGAAGCCCTCGACCTTGAAGCG